GGCGGCTTCTGGGCCTGTAGGGCGGGGGAATGAGCATGGAGCGCCGGAAGAAGGTAAACCACGGAATAGGCGCGGACTTTTCCAGGACGTGCGAGGGGTGCGCCCATATCACAGCGGAAGACGCGGGCAAGGGGCAGTTGTGGCATAGATGTAGCGCCCCCGGCCCGCGCCGGGGCTACACGGTAAGCACAGCCGGGCGCTTCCTTCCCTATGTCCCGGCATGGTGTCCGCTGATGGAAGCAAACAAGAAAAATGGGAGGAAATGACAAAATGAAAACAATGGAACTGCGGCGCGTGCCTTATGGGACAACCTTCACGGCGTTCGGGGATCAGTTTGTTGCCCTGGACTATATCGGCGGCGGGGTGCTTGCTATCCGCAAGGAAACCTGGAAGAACGTCGCTTTTGACAGCAACGGCGTAAACGATCTGCGCAGCGCCAGCATTGGGCAGGCGCTGGAAGACTATTTGAACACCTTGAAGGACGGCGGCGCGAAGATCAGCGACATTCTGAACATGACTATTGATCTGAAAGCCACGGACGGAACGCGGGAATACGGCTTCCATGAAACCAAGATCGGCCTGCTGACCCTGGAACAGTACGGAAAGTACCAGCACATTATACCGGACGTGGAAGAATGTTGGTGGCTTGCTACCCCGTGGAGAACGCCGGGTGAGAAGTGCGGCAACTCTGACCACGCCTGGCTCGTCAATTCCGATGGCGGTGCCAACTACTACAGCTGTTCCTGGACCGGGTATTATCTGCGCCCCGCTTTGATCCTGTCCCCTTCCATCTTGACCTCTATTGACGATGAAGCGGAACAGCCCGCCGGGAAGACGGAAGCGGAAACCTACGCGGAATACTGCGCATACGTGATGGATTGGGCGGGATACGCAGAAGAAGGGGGACAAGACCAAGGAACTTCCCCGCTGACCTACGAGGAATGGAAAGAGGAAAACGAGGGATAGGGGAGCGGGAACGGTGAAACTTACGATCGGCGGAAGCCCTTGCACACATTGGAGCATTGCAAAGAGGCAGGGGCGCGAAACAGAGCCGGAAGGGCAGGGCTGGGAACTGTTCCAGAACTACAAAATAGCGCTGGTAAAGTTCCGCCCTGACTACTTCCTGTATGAGAACAACAACAGCATTTCGGCGGCGATCAAAGCACGAATCACGGCGGAACTGGGCGTGGAACCGATTATGATAAATTCAGCGCTTGTATCAGCACAGAGCCGCCGGCGCATTTATTGGACAAACATTCCCGGCGTAGCGCAACCGGAAGACCGGGGGATTGTACTGCGGGACGTGCTTGAAAGCGGCGTGTGCTGGCGGGAAAAATCGTACACCTTGCGGGCTTCCGCTGGGCCGCATCAAGGAATGTCAAACATTATCCGCAGCATTACAACAAATGGGAAGTTTGGGTATTTAGGCGCAGCGGAACCCGTAAGGGTAGGAACCGTTGAAAGCGGAACACAGACGAACCACGACAGCAAGCCTTTTCGGGTGTATTCACCGGACGGCAAGGACGTAACCCTGCAAGGGGAAGCGGGCGGCTATGGGGCCAAAACCGGGCTTTATGCTGTACCGATTGATCCGAATTTCGGAGAGTTCAAAGCGCCGATAACGTTTGACGCGGAAGGGCAAATGGTAGCGGAAATAGAGGGCCGCGCCCGTGTGATCTATGAAGTCCGGGACGGGTGGATCACAATAAAAGGCGGGAAATACCCGGTAAAGCTGGCGGACGGCTTCTATATTATCCGAAAACTGACTGTTTTAGAGTGCAAACGGCTTCAAACCGTGCCGGATTCATACATATTCCCGGTAAGTGACACGCAGGCATATAGACAGCTGGGCAACGGCTGGACGGTGGACGTTATAGCCCATATTCTTTCCTTCTGCCCAGGGATAACGGAAAAGCCCCTGGAAGTGCTGTCCATGTATGACGGTATGAGTTGCGGGCGGCTGGCGCTGGACAAGCTGGGGGCCAGTGTGGCGGCGTATTGGGCAACGGAAATTGACAAGTACGCTATAAAGACCACGCAGGCGAATTTCCCGGACACGGTACAGCTGGGGGACGCTTTCCAGGTGCGGGAAGACAACTGGAAGCCGTGGGAAGGGGGGAAATAATGAGCGTGTGCAAAGGGTGCGGGCGTGAAATTGACTGGATACGCACGGCGGCGGGAAAGTCGATGCCGATTGACCCGGAACCAGTCTTTGTGATCGAGGGGGACGGGAAGGATCTCTTTTTCACGGACGAAGGGGGAACGCTGAAAGGCCGGGCAGCCCGCTCGGACGAAGTGACCACGCGGGAAGCGAAGCTGGAAACACCGCTGGGCTTTGTGCCGCATTGGAAGACCTGCCCAAATGCGGCGGAGTTTAGGCGGCGGAGGTAAGAACGATGGCGCTTGAAATTGTTCCTATGACCTTACGGGAAGCAAACGCATTTGTTGAACAGAACCACCGACACCACGGGAAGGTTGTGGGCCACAAGTTTTCCATTGGACTTTCCAACGGGGAAGAAATTGTGGGAGTTGCCATTGTGGGCCGCCCGGTGGGCCGCTATGCGGATGATGGATGGACGCTTGAAGTAAACCGCCTATGCACGGACGGAAGCCGCAACGCCTGTTCTATGCTGTATGCGGCGGCGTGGCGGGCGGCGCGGGCAATGGGGTATAAGCGGCTTATAACCTACATACTGGACACGGAACCGGGGACAAGCCTTAAAGCGGCGGGCTGGAAGTGCGTGGGACAAGCTGGCGGCTTACGGTGGACAGGAAAACGCCGCCCGCAGGTGGATTTGTACCCAGCGCAAATGAAAATAAAGTGGGAGATCGGAACGAAAGAAACGAGGGTGGAACCATGAGGATCGGCCTTGTGGACGTGGACGGCCACAACTACCCGAATTTGCCGCTTATGAAGCTGTCAGCCTGGCACAAGAGCCAGGGCGATCATGTTGAGTGGTACAGCCCCATTCTTTCCGGGCACATGGATCGGGTGTATCTAAGCAAGGTATTTTCGTTCACGCCGGACTATGAAGCTGTGATAGACGCGGACGAAGTGATCCGGGGTGGTTCCGGCTACCGCATCCAGCTTGAAGACGGGAAAGAGGTATACCACGCGGAGCGGGACAAGCAGCTACCGCCGGAAATTGAGCACATATACCCGGACTACAGCCTATACCCGGAACAGACGAAGAACACGGCTTACGGCTTCCTGTCCAGGGGTTGCCCGCGTGGTTGCGGATTCTGCCATGTAGCAGCCAAAGAGGGCCGCCGCAGCGTGAAGGTTGCCGATCTGGCGGAATTTTGGATGGGACAAGAGAAGATTGTGATTTGCGATCCGAATATTTTAGCCTGCCTGGAATGGAAAGACCTGCTGGAGCAGCTGGCGGATTCCGGGGCCGTGGTGGACTTGAACCAAGGCATAGACGTAAGGCTTGCCACGCCGGACAAAATAGCGGCGCTGAACAAGATCCGTATGGACTATCTGCATTTAGCATGGGACAACCCGGAAGAAGACCTGGAAGAACAGTTCCGGCAGTTCGGGGAACTGTACCGCCGGAAATCGCCGCAGGCAAAGGGTGTTTACGTCCTGACCAACTACAGCAGCACGATCGAACAGGACTTGCACCGCATCTACACATTGCGGCGGCTGAAATTCAACCCGTTTGTCATGGTATACGACCGGGAGCACGCCGCGCCGATTTACAAGGATCTCCAAAGATGGGTAAACAATCGGCGGATCTTTTGGACGTGTGAGCGGTTCGAGGACTACGACAAGATCAAGGGGCGGGGGTGAAATAGTGGAAGAACCGGAGCGGGACTATTTAGGGAACATTATCTGCCATTGCGCCGCGTGTGACTGGTGTAAAAGCCTGGAAGACAGCGCGGGCCGGACGATCTATTTCTGCATGAACGCGGACAGCACCGCGTATCTGGAAGAAACCGGACTGCTGGGCGGTTGCACCTTCCCGCCGGAATATGAAATGCCGGAAGAACGGTAAAAGGAAAAGGCTTTGACTATGGTTGCCGCCATAGTCAAAGCCGTGCCAAAGATGTGATATAAAGACAACTCTACAAGAAGAATTATACCACATTTACGGCACAGAAGCAAGCACTTTAAGGCTGAAAACGCCTTTGATTTTGCGGGTTTTGCGCCCGCGTGGCGGGCTTGTATGGGGTATTAACTTTCCGGGGAAAGCCTGGAAGCTGTCAATATATGGGAATAGCGGATCAAGGGAAAGTATGACCCCAGGCCCGCCAGCGCGGCAGCGCAGCCAGAAGGGGCCGGATCATGTTTTACAGGGAAAAGAAGGTTGACTGCGGGCGCTATAGGGAAGTGGACATTATCCCCCGCACGGACAGCGCGGAACGGGCCGTGAGAGGGAAGCGCCGGAAGCGTCAACGGGTATCAGAACCAAAGCAAAAGGACTTGAACGAAAAAAATTCAAAACGCTACCTTGTCCAACTGGGCAACGGGAATTTCGGAGCCGGGGATCTTCACGTTACACTTACGTACAGCGCAAAGCACCTTCCCAGGACGGTGGAGGAAGCAGAGCGGCGGATCGGTAACTATCTGAACCGCGTAGCGTACCGCAGGAAGAAGTTAGGGCTTCCGCCGCTGAAATATATCCTTGTCACAGAATACGGATACGCAAAGGACGATCCAGACCATGAGGGCAGCCCCGTCCGCATCCACCATCATGTAATTATGAACGCCGGACTTGACCGGGACGAAGTGGAAATGATGTGGACAGCGGAGCGGATCAACTACACGGTGGAACGCCTGGGGTATGTGCACGCTGACCGCATCCAGATCAACGAAAACGGCATTGAAGCGCTGTGCAAGTACGTTATGAAGAACCCCAGGGGGAAGAAGCGGTGGAGCAGTTCCCGGAACCTTGTGCGGCCAGTGGAACAGCCGCCAGCAGACCACAAGCACACGAAAAAGAAGGTTGAAGCCCTGGCAAAGTCGAACGATCGCGGCCTGGATTTCTTCCAGAAGCGGTTCCCCGGCTACACCATAGCAGAAATAAGGCCGGAATATTACGAAGAAACAGGCTGGCATATCTACTTGAAAATGTGGAAAAAGCCAGAAAAGAAACAGAAAAACAAGAAAGGACGGAAGAAACGTGAATAAAGAAGTAATGTTCAGCAGCGCAACGGGCGTATGGGCCACGCCGCAGGAATTTTTTGACGGCCTGGACGCTGAATTTAACTTCACGCTTGACCCGTGCGCCAACGATGAAAACCACAAGTGCGAAAAGTATTTCACGGAAGCGGAAGACGGGCTGGCCCAGGACTGGGCGGGCGAACGTGTTTTCTGCAACCCGCCGTATGGCCGCGTGCTGTATAAGTGGGTTGAAAAATGTTACCGGGAAGGGTGCAAGGATGGAACGATCGTGGTGCTGCTGATTCCGGCCCGCACGGATACGACATACTTCCATGACTTCATTATGAACCGGGCGGAAATCCGCTTCATTAAGGGCCGTTTGAAGTTCGGCGGCGGGAAAGACCCGGCCCCCTTCCCGTCCATGCTGGCAATTTTCCGGGGGCCGAAAATGTAAGGGAGGTAAGACGGATGAAACAAAAGCTGTGCTATATCTGTAGCCCCTACCGGGGGGACACAGAGCGCAACGTCAAGTACGCCCAGGAATTGACGCGCCGGGCGGTATGTACGAGCCATATACCGATCACGCCGCATCTGTACATAACGCAAGCCCTGGACGATCGGAACCCGGAGGAACGCGCTCTGGGGATGGAAGCGGGCCTGCATCTGCTGGAACCGTGCGAATGTATCATGATCGGCGGGCGCTATGGAATTTCGGAGGGTATGCGCTATGAGATCGAGTGGGCGCACAAGATGGGAAAAAACTTCTCTTTTGCGGATTGTGGGAAGCTGAACGGGAAAGATGAGGGTTTTCTGCGGGAAATGAGCCGCTACCCGGACATGGAGGAACGGAAGCAGGAATTTATACATCTGCTGTCATTTGTGGAGCGGGACGGCGTACAAAAGCTGCTGGAATGGCTGGAAAGCACGGACTTTTACACGGCCCCGGCCAGCACGAAATACCATGGAGCCTATGCGGGCGGCCTGCTGGAACATTCCTTGAACGTGTTTCGGCGGCTGGTGAAGCGTTGCCCGGCGGCGGATATGGACACGCTGACTATTGCCGCCCTGCTTCATGACGTGTGCAAGATCCATCTGTACGAAAAGACGGAAGACGGATACCGCCACAACGAGCAATTCCCGATCGGACACGGGGAAAAGTCCGTGATCCTGATTCTGCGGCATATGCCGTTGACGGATGAAGAAATCACGGCTATTTCCTGGCACATGGGCGCTTTTGACAGTCGAGCGGGCGCGGGCCGCAGCTTGTCCCAGGCGTGGGAGAAATGCCCGCTTGCCCTGCATCTGCATTTAGCAGACATGGAAGCAACCTGGTTCGATGAAAAGAGGGAGCCGCAGAAATGAAGAAAAGGCGCGGAAGAACCGTGGCGGAGCGGATGGCCGCATCATTACGCCGGGAAGAAGCGGAAGCAACCGGGAAACCGCTGTATGTGTCATATGCGGACGTTCCGCCGGGGCTGTGCAGCAAAACGGCCTGTATGAAACTGAAACGCCCGGCGGCGGCGGATGAACCACCGGCGGCCTATGTGCTGAACCGTAACTGGTTGGGGTATATGCCGCTGTACGATCGGCGGGAAGAAGGAGGGAAGCAGGCATGAACGAACAGCAGAGAAAAAAGGCGCTGGACAGCTGGAAGGGCAAGAAGAACAATGCCCAGGGGCATTTCTTTGAGGGCTTCATAAAGACCGCGTGCGCCGTCTACAAGCAGAAGGGGATCGCATACGTGGAGAAAATGCCGGAACCGTTTATGGTGCTGGAAAAGAAAGACCGGGGCATTTTTAAGGGCCGCTTCATTGCCCACGCACAGCCGGACTTCATGGGTACGCTGTCCGGCGGGCGCTCCATCTGCTTTGAAGCAAAGTACACCAGCACGGACAAGCTGGCGCAAAACGTCATGACTGGGGAACAGTGGGACAGCCTGGAACAGCACTGGAAAGCCGGGGCAAAAGCGGGCGTGTGCGCCGGGATCGGGAATGTGTATGCCTTTATCCCCTGGCCCGTCTGGCGCTCCATGCAGGAAATCTACGGGCACAAGTACATGACGGCGGAAGACCTGGAACCGTACCGGGTGAAATTCAACGGCGCGTGTATGTTCCTTGACCCGGTAAGCCCGCCCACGGCGGAAGCGGTGGAAGCGCGGGACACGCTGGGGGCCGCAAAGAAGCGCTTGTGGGACAAGCTGCAAACCGTGGAGCGGGACGCGGAAGAAGCCGCAGAGATTGAACGGCTGGAACTGCAACTGCAACAGGTAGCGGGCGCGGAACTGGCGGCCCGGCTGATCGGGATCATACACCAGCAGCGGAAAGAGAAGTGGGAAGGATTCCTGGGGACAACGGCGGAAGCTATTCTGGGCGGTGCTGATTATTCCGCCTGTACGTCAATAGACGATATGGCGAACGTGTTCGCAAAATACTTTGTGAGGAAGGTGAACGGCGGATGAAAACAAAGGTGTGGGGGCCGTTCCGCCTGGACTGCGGGCGCACGCGCTGGAACGAAAAAACGATCTGTTTCGGCGGCGGGAAGGGCTATGACGGTATCCGGCGGGAATGGCGGTGGTTTATCGGCCTTAATCTGTGGGCCGTGTACGTCAATATCGGGATTAAGAAAGGCTGGTGGAAGCGGTGAAAATGGAAACCGGATTGCTTCACGCAACGGACGGACTGCGGGAACTGATCTTGCAACACCCGGAATTGCCGCTGCTTGTGTTTGCGGGGGAAGACTGCAATAACGGCGAATGGGGCTATATGTCCTGTAGCAGCGTGAAAGCCGTGATCGGGGAATACCTGGACTGCGAACAAACGGTGGATGATAGGCGGTGCTTTACGGATCGGGACGATTTTCAAGAGGAAATGGAGCAAAACAGCGAATTTGACGGAACGGATGAAGAATTTACGGAATATATCAAAGCCCGGATGGCTGAATATGAACCGTATTGGAAGCCGTGCATTATCCTCTACGTGGACGGCTGAAAGGAGCGGTGCAGAATGGATGAACAACGCATTTACCGCGCCGCCCTGGCCGCCTGGGGCGCGGACGCGCAAACGCTGATGGTATTTGAGGAAATGGCGGAACTGCAAAAGGAATTGTGTAAGGCCGCCAGAGGGAGGGACAACAGGGAACAGATCGCGGAAGAAATTGCGGACGTGGAAATTATGCTGGGGCAAATGAAGATCCTGCATGATTGCACGAAAGCCGCAGCGGCATACAAGAAAAGCAAACTGCGGCGGCTGGCGATACGGTGCGGGGCGGACGCGGAGCCGCAGGAAGGGGCAGAAAATGGCGTATAACGTGTATTTCTGCTGTGACAAATGCGGGGATACTTACAGCTGGATCAACACTTCCGTATCAATCGACAGAGCAAAGAAGATAGCGAGGGATCGCGGTTGGGAAGTGGGGAAGCGCGGATGGTATTGCCCAAAATGCCGCAGCCGCAGGAAGGGAGGGAAACCCCGTGAAACCGATTGACCGCATCATGAAAGACAACGCGCCCGGCTACAGCTACATGAAAAAGGCCATGCCGCAGGTTGGAGCGGGCCGGGAGCGGAAGACACCGCCGCAGCGGAAGAATCCGCAAACCCTGACAGAGACAGCGCCCAGCGGCAAGGCGGTTTTGCGCAAGGGCGTAACCGTTACGCAGGCCGCCCGGAAGCTGAACAGGTACGAAGAAACGGGGCTTACGCCCCAGGAAGTCTTCAACCTGATCGAGCGGGCGCACAACCTGGAAAAGCGCGTAAAAACGCTGGAGGACTGGTTATAGGAGGTAGGCGCGGTGGCGGCGGAACGTTGCGTGCTGTGCGGTGCGCCTGTTTCGGCGGGATCGCAAATGTGCTGGGCCTGCATGGACAAGTACAGCCCGGCGGCGGTTCTGGAAACGGAACGGGAACTGCGGGACATTGCCCAGGTTTTGAAGATAACTGCCAGCACAGACCGGAACATAAAAGAATCAATGGAAGCCATTCTGCGGATCGCGGATAGGCTGGGAAGGAACGGCAATGGAAGATAGATCGAACCAGACATACACGCCCCGCGTGGTGCGGGCGCGGATCAATATCCCGGCCCGGCCCTGGCAGGCGTACCGAGAGGAATACCGGGGGCAGGGCTTCACGGTGAACAACTTCAAGGCCATGCAGAAAGCGGATCAGTATTTTAACGGCCTGGAAATTCTACTGGCTTCCTGGTGGTATGACGATCATAGCAGCTGGCATTTGTTCAACTGGCCGAAAGAGGTTGACGATCGCGTTATGTGCGCCATGTACCACGCGGAACAGTACAAGGGCGGCCCGGCCATGTTGCCCAGCGCCTACAAGGGCGATTTTGAAAAGTTCCGGGCGGACTGGGCGGCGGGCACGTATGACCCTGGCGCAACGTACACGTTCAAGCTGGAAAACGTGGAAGTTCTGGAAGTATTGCAGGAAGAAGCGTGGCAAGACCGAGAGCCGGAACGGGCCGCGCCGCCGAAACGGAAGAAGCGGAAGAAGAAGGGCCGCAAGCGCCGTGGGTAAGAAGAAGCACCGCCCAAAGAGCAAAGCGGAACTTCTGCAAGCCCAGTGGGAGCGGGAGCGCACAAGGCCACCACGTTCGGCGGCGGGCTGGATGCAGGCGGCGGCGGAACGGGCGAACCGGGCGCAAGCGGCGGTTATCGCAAGAAGGAAGGAGGAAAAGCGGGGTGAAAAAGAGCAGGAACGGCCCATGAAAAAGAAAACTTCTTTTCTGGCGGAAGCATCGGCGATTGTGGAGCGTGCGCCAGTGCTTCTTCCAGACACGGGCCGGGAAGCGTCTGCAATCGGCGGTTTACCACCTGGCGCAGAAGTTCCAGGAAAACAAGGTGCTGGAAAGGTTGCTTTTTCACCTTCTGCCATTTTAGAACGGCGCGGCATGGACGGGAAAATCATATATGCGAACATGGAAGCGAAAAACAGCCCAGAAGTAGCAAGGGCGCTGGATACGGCGGAAGCGTACCTGGATAAGATGGGAGATCGCGTAGCGTTTGCGTGGGCCAGCATTTCAACTGTGGTTATAGACAGTAAACAGGGACGCCGTATATTCATAGGAACGGCGAAAGCGGATTGCAGGATAGAAGAGGCAATAATCGTGTAGGAAACTGCTGTGCTATCGGCGGGACGGGCAGAAAGGAACGGAAAGAATGGATATGCGCGTTTTATCGGTTATCAATTTGAAAGGCGGCGTGGCAAAGACCATTTCCAGCGTTGCTATTGCGCATCTGCTGGCGGAAAAGGGCTTCCGCGTCCTGCTGGTGGACAATGACAAGCAGGGGGACGCTTCCAGAGGATACCGCCGCCGGGATGAAGACGGGGCCGGGATTGATGAAATTATGACCGCCCGCCGCCCGGATATGGGCAGCCTGATCCAGCACACGGACTTCCCCGGCCTGGACATTATCACGGCAAACATGAAGCTGCTGAAAGCAAATCTGGAAGTGCTTCTGGATCAGACGCGGCAGCAGCAAACCAGGCTGAAAAAGGCGCTGGAACAGGTGCGGGATCAATATGACTTCTGCGTGATTGACAACGCGCCGGATATTAACATATCCACGATCAACGCCCTGGTTGCCAGCAATGACGTGATCGTACCGCTGGAAGTGGATGATAACACAACGGAAGGGCTGGCGGAACTGGCGGAACAGATCGAGTTCACGCGGGAAGACTTGAACCCGAAATTGACCTTCCGGGGGTGCTTCATTACGAAGTACGACAAGCGGAACGAAGCCCACGCCCAGGGCGCGGCCCAGCTGGAAGCGGCGGGGAAATATCCGGTATTCCGCACGAAGATCCGCACGTCCCGGAAGGTGAGCGAAAGCACGTTTGCCCGGCTTCCTATTACGGTATATTCCAAGCGCTCCAACGCGGCCATTGATTATGCGGCCCTGGTGGAAGAATACCTGGCGGCCTTGCAGGCGGACGGCGTGGCGCTTTTGAGCGCGCGGCCCGTGACCGAATCGGACACGCGGAAGGAAGGGTGAGGAAATGGAAGCGGCCAGAAAATGCGCTGTAGGGAACAGGCGGTGCTTGTGTGCGGATTGCGTCCAGAACGCCGCGTATGAGGATTGCGAACGGGGATATTGCATTAACTGCCTGGAATGTGAAGACGCACAGCAGCAGGTACATGACGTGTATCTTTGCACGGGGCACGAAGCGCGGCCCAGCGCGGAAGAACAGGAGGGGAACCGGGATGGCAAAATTTGATTTGCACCAGCTTTTGAACGAACGTTCAAAGGCGGCAGCTGTGGAGCGGGAAAAAGAGCCGCGCACGGCGGATGGAATGGAGCAGTTGACGCTTGACGTTTACGATCTGATTCCTTCGCAGGAAAACTTCTATTCCACGCAGTACATAAACGATCTGAAACAGTCTATTGCAATCGTGGGACTACTGCAACCGCTGCTTGTGGAGCGGGACGGGGACAAATTCCGCGTGGTGGCCGGACACCGCCGCCGCCTGGCCTGTATGGCCCTGGTGGAAGACGGCCTGGAACAGTTCCGGCGCGTACCGTGCGTAACGCGGGCGGTGGAAGAAGAAGGGGCCGTGAAAACGATCCTTGACCGCCTGGCCCTGATTTTTGCAAACGGTTTCCGCGAAAAATCGGACTGGGAGAAGATGGAGGAAACCTTGCGCACGGAAGCGCTGATCGCGGAACTGCGGAAGGAAGTTGAAGTGGAGGGGCGCACGCGCTGGATCACGGCGGAATTTACCGGGATCACGGAAGCGCAGATCGGCAGGTACAAGAGCATAAAGAACAACCTATGCCCGGAATTGATGCAGGCATTTAAGGCAAAGCGGCTGGGCGTGTCAACGGCTTATGAACTGTCCGGGCTGTCCCCGGACTATCAGGCGCGGGCGGCGGACACGCTGGAAGAAGTGGGCGTGCTGTCCATAAACGATGCAAAGGCGCTGAAACAGGCGGAAGAAGCAAGAAAGCCGCTGGAAGGGCAAATGGAACTTGACGCGGCGGCGGAAGGAGCCGCCCAGACGGCCCAGGAAGCCGCCCAGGACGCGCCGGAAGCCGCAGGGGGTACAGATACCGCCACGGCGGCGGAGGGGCCGAAGGAAGCGCCGGAAACGGCCCAGGACGGGCAGCAGGAAGGACAGCCGGACAAGCCGCCGCAGAAGGAGCCGGAAAAGCCCGCATTTGTCGAGCGGGAGCCACGCGGGCGCGGCTGTGCGTGGTGCAACCCGGACTATCACAGGGAACAGGCCACGGCGGAAGGGCGCTTCCTTCTGGCCTATGAGCCGGAAGAAAAACTGGCAATGATACTGGACAAGGAAACGGGCGCGGTTGAACACATGATTTTCCATTGTTGCCCGTTCTGCGGAAGGAAGCTGAAATAGGAGGGGCGCACGATGAAAAAGCGCGGGCGCGGAAGCTGAAATAAGCAAGGAAAAGGCATAGCCGCCGTGGGGGCGGGGGCTATGCCTTGTACCCGTTTTTATGACTTCAAAGGAACCGCCGGAAATCGGAGGTATAGGAAATGGACAAAAAAGACGTTTTGGCCGCCCTGATGTTTTACCGGAATATTGATGGAGAAATTAGGTATTACCGGGGCATGGTAGAAGAACTGGAAAGCTACTATGACACGATCGGCGGGCAAAGCCTGGACGGGATGCCGAAAGGGAAAAACCACATTTCAAACGCCGTGGAAGCCGTGGCCTTGAACTTGCCGGATGGAATAGCGGAAAACATAGACTATTACACGGCGAAGATCGCGGAATTGCAGACGCTGAAAGTGGAAATTCTGCGGGAAATTTCCGGCCTGGAATACAAGCTGAAAGTGATCGTAACGGACTACTACTTACACGGGCTGAAATGGGAACAAGTTTCGGCACGCAACCATTATTCCGAAAGGCAATGCAAAAATATCCGTGACGCGGCGGTTGGAAGCCTGGTTAAAGCGTTCGGGGCAAACAAGATTATTGCGGGTTTTTCATTTTTAAAGTAAAGATTGCCCGCCATTGCCCGTTTTTGTCTGCTATACTATAGCAGAACAAGGGCGGGAAAAGCCTTTGAAGTCAGCCCCCTACAATAACAGGCTTTGAAGCAAAATTCAAAGCCTGTTATTATTTTACCAGTTCCGGCATGATTAGGAACGGCGAAAGGCTGAAAACGAACGAACAGGAGGGAACCGGGATGGCAAGGCCCAGGAAGCCGGAGCGGGACGAAGCAAAAAAACTGTACCTGCAAAGCGGCGGGAAAATCAGCGCAAAAGAACTGGCGGCGGCTGTGGGCGTGGACGATGGCCGCATAAGGAAATGGAAATCCCTAGACAAGTGGGAAGATGCCCTGCAAAAGCAGCCGAAAAAGAAGGGCGGGCAGCCGGGCAATAAGAATGCGGCTGGCAGCACGCCCGCAAAGCAGGGGAATAAAAACGCTGTAACGCATGGAGCGTTTGCGAGTGTTAGCATAGAAGACCTGACGGAAGAACAGAGAAATGCTATTCTGTCCATGCAGCCGGGGGAAACGCTGTCACGGATGAATGAGGAATTGCAAGGCTTACTGGTGCGCAAGGAATATTTAACGGGGTTACTGCAAGGATTTACAGACCCGGCGAAACAGCAGGAATATTACACGGACAAGATCGTGCATATGGTTGTCCCTATTCCGCAGGAAGACCGCGCCCAGGCGGAAGAAATGGAAATGGAACTGGAACTGGCAGAAGACCCGGAGGGCGGAAAAGAGAGCCTTAAAACGGCCATGAAAACCATAATCAAAGCAAGCTCGTTTGACCGGGCCATGAAGGTTGAAGCAGAACTGAACAAACTGAATGGCAGGATTATAAAGCTGCTGGACAGTATGCGGGCACACGAAGCAGATCAAAGCAGGCTTGCGCTGGAACGATTGAAGTATCAGCTTACACCGCAGAAAGCAACACGAGAGAACGTAAAA